TAATATTAGAAAAATTAGTATTGGATCTGACTATAAAACTGATGCTATGCATTACTCTGTAGGTCAAGAGGTTTACGGTGGACATGAAATATCACATATACTTTTTGAAGATTCAGACAATTCTTATAATATACATATAAAGAAAAACAATGAGGTATTGCCATGGAAGAAATTTAATTCTAACATGGCTATATCTGTTGAGTATGATCTAAACTATTAATGAAAAGCATATACGATTTTATTATACAGCCACTAGGTGACAAGTATAGTAATACAGTTAAAATATCTGGCATAGATATTGTTGTTAATACAAAAATAGAAAACTGGAAATTCGTAAATAGATTAGCAGTTGTCATAGAAACTCCTCTAGCTTTTAATACTAAAATTAAAGCAGGGGATATTGTTGTTATACATCAAAATGTCTTTAGAACTTTCTATGACATGAAAGGTAAAAAGAAAAAAAGTAGATCTTATTTTAAAGATGATTTTTATTTCTGTGCTATTGACCAAGTATATTTATATAAAAACAAAAGTGGTTGGAATAGTTTTGGCGATAGGTGTTTTATAAAACCTATAAAAGACAAAGATAATCTAACACTAGACAAAGAACAAAAGCTTATTGGTATACTAAAGTATGGCAATAGTTCATTAGAAGCGCTTAAAATTAACCAGGGAGACTTAGTAGGCTATACGCCAAATGGTGAATGGGAATTTTTAATTGAAAATGAGCGTTTATATTGTATGAAATCAAATGATATTGTTATAAAATATGGGAATCAAGGAAACGAAGTTGAATATAATCCAAGCTGGGCAAGTCGCGGTTGAGGAATTAATCAAAGTAGCTAAAGAAGCTATTGTAGATTCTGATGATGACATATCTGCTGATAGATTAAAAAATGCTGCTGCTACTAAAAAACTAGCTATATTTGATGCTTTTGAAATACTTAATCGTATTGAAGAAGAAAAAAACATGCTAGAAGACAAGCCTAAAGAAGTTAAAAAAGAAACTACATTTCGTGGTTTTGCTGAAGGAAGATCTAAATAATGTATAAGCAAACTTTATATAAAGTATTACATAATCACATTAAACCTAAGGTTCTTAAAAGAATGAACAGGTATAACAAATGGGAATATGGATATAACGAGGAACACGATATTATTGTTATATCGAAAACTGGTAAAATTGGAGACATCTACGAGATCCAAAACATTAAAATAGCTTTACCTAAAGCTGAAGACGTTCATGAGTTTGAAGATGACAAATGGACAAGATTTGAATACCCTAAAGTATTAAATAAAATCAAAACAGTATTTGATTGGAGAGAGTATCCTGAAGATTTTAAAGAACAATGGTACGAGTATATTGATATTGAATTTAAAAGACGTGAAGAAGGTTTTTGCTATGTAAATAAAAACATACCTACGTATATCACTGGAACACATTACATGTATCTACAATGGTCTAAGATCGATGTAGGTCAACCAGATTTTAGAGAATCAAATAGATTGTTCTTTATATTCTGGGAAGCTTGTAGAGCTGATTACAGAAGTTATGGTATGTGTTACTTAAAAAATAGACGTTCTGGATTTTCTTTTATGGCTTCTGGTGAATGTGTTAATATGGCTACAATATCAACAGATGCAAGATTTGGTATATTGTCTAAGTCTGGTTCAGATGCTAAGAAAATGTTTACCGATAAGGTTGTACCTATATCAGTTAATTATCCTTTCTTTTTTAAACCCATACAAGATGGTATGGATAGACCTAAGACAGAATTAGCTTATAGAGTACCAGCTTCTAAATTCACAAGAAGAAGTATTGTGTCTACGGATAAAATAGAAGACTTATCAGGACTTGATACAACTATTGATTGGAAAAACACAGGTGATAATGCTTACGATGGTGAAAAGCTAAGATTATTAGTACACGATGAATCAGGTAAGTGGGAAAGACCTAACAACATACTTAATAACTGGAGAGTTACAAAAACTACTCTTAGATTAGGATCAAGAATTATAGGTAAGTGTATGATGGGATCAACATCAAATGCTTTGGATAAAGGAGGTAGAAATTTTAAAATACTATATGATGATTCAGATGTTACAAAAAGAAATGCAAATGGACAAACTCGTTCAGGACTCTATTCTTTGTTCATACCTATGGAATGGAACTACGAAGGCTACATTGATTCTTATGGGCATCCTGTCTTCGAAACCCCATCAAAACATGTGCATGGTCCTCATGGAACGCCAATTAAAATCGGGGTCATTGAATACTGGAGTAATGAAGTAGAAGGTCTTAAGGATGATCAAGATGGATTAAATGAATTTTATAGACAGTTTCCACGTACTACTAAACACGCTTTTAGAGATGAGTCTAAAATGTCTTTATTTAATTTAACTAAAATTTACGAACAAATAGATTTTAACGAAGATTTAAAAAACTCAGTATCTATTACGCAAGGAAACTTTCAATGGGAAAATAGTGAGAAAGATACAAGAGTTATATTTTCGCCAAGCAAGCAAGGTAGATTCTATATAACTTGGGTACCACCAGTTCATTTACAAAATAAAAGATATATAAAACATGGAGTAAACTATCCAGGTAATGAGCACTGCGGTGCTTTTGGATGTGATCCATATGATATATCAGGAACAGTAGATAAAAGAGGTTCTAACGGATCTTTACACGGCTTAACAAAGTTTAGCATGGAAGAAGTTCCACCAAACCATTTCTTTTTAGAATATATATCTAGACCGCAAACGGCAGAGATATTTTTTGAAGATGTACTTATGGCTTGTGTGTTTTATGGTATGCCAATACTAGCAGAAAATAATAAACCTAGATTATTATATTATTTCAAACGTAGAGGATACAGAGGCTTTGCAATGAATAGACCAGATAAAAAAAGAAATAAATTATCAGTAACAGAAAAAGAGATAGGTGGTATACCTAATTCTAGTGAAGATATAAAGCAAGCTCACGCGTCTGCTATAGAAACATATATCGAAACGTTTGTTGGTTTAAAAGAAACGGGATACGGAGATATGTATTTTCAAAGAACTCTAGAAGATTGGTCTAGATTTAATATAAATAACAGAACAACACATGATGCTTCTATTAGTTCAGGACTTGCGTTAATGGCTTGCAACAAGCACAGGTACGCGCCTTCTAATAAAATTGAATTAAAACCAGTTGATCTAGGTATAAAAAGATACAACAACAAAGGAACTTTATCAAAAATTATAAATTAATGAATATATATACTAATACCAATAGTGCTTTCCCTAGTCAAGTAGTGAGTGATGCTGAAAAAGCAAGTATTGAATATGGAAGTCAAGTTGCGATGGCTATTGAATACGAATGGTTTCGCTCAGGAAGAACTACAGGTAATAGATATCTAACTAATTGGAATCAATATCACCAATTAAGATTGTATGCTCGTGGAGAACAAAGTGTGCAAAAATACAAAGATGAGTTATCTATTAATGGTGATTTGTCTTATCTTAATTTAGACTGGCAACCAGTTCCTATTTTATCTAAGTTTGTAGATATAGTTGTAAATGGTATATCATCAAAAAGTTATGATATAAAAGCTTACGCTCAAGATCCTGAATCAGTAAAGAAAAGAACTGAATATGCTTCTAAAATACAAGAAGACATGATAGCTAGAGAGTTTCTAGATGGACTAAAAGAGACTTTAGGTGTAGATTTATATCAAAGTATAAATCCAGAACAACTACCTGAATCAGCAGAAGAATTAGAGCTTCATATGCAATTGTCATATAAGCAAAGTATTGAAATAGCAGAAGAAGAAGCTATATCATCAGTGTTGGCTCAAAACAAATATGATCTTACTAGACGTAGATTAAACATGGACTTAACTGTTTGTGGTATTGCTGCGAGTAAAACAAACTTTAATACAGCTGAAGGTATAACTGTTGATTACGTTGATCCTGCTTATTTAGTTTATTCTTATACAGAAGATCCAAACTTTGAAGATATATACTATATAGGTGAAATTAAATCTATAAGTATAGCAGAACTTAAAAAAGAGTTTCCAGATATCTCTACAAAAGAATTAGAAAGAATACAATCCATGCCAGGCAATAGACAATATTTAACTGGTTGGGGTGATTACGACGAGAACAGTGTTCAGGTTATGTATTTTGATTACAAAACTTACCATAATCAAGTCTTTAAAATAAAACAAACCGAACAAGGGTTAATGAAAGCTTTAGAAAAGCCTGACACTTTTAATCCACCGGAAAATGATAACTTTGAAAGAGTGTCAAGATCTATAGAAGTTTTATATACTGGAGCTAAAGTACTAGGTACAGATACAATGCTTAAATGGGAATTAGCAGAAAACATGTCTAGACCTTTAGCTGACACAACTAAAGTAGCTATGAATTATGCTATATGTGCACCTAGAATGTACAAAGGCAGGATAGAATCAATAGTAAGCAAGTGTATTGGTTTTGCTGACATGATTCAATTAACTCATTTAAAACTGCAACAGGTGATGTCTAAAATGGTACCAGATGGTGTTTATTTAGATATGGATGGTTTAGCAGAAGTTGATTTAGGTAATGGTACAAATTATAATCCTGCAGAGGCATTAAATATGTATTTCCAAACAGGTTCTATAGTTGGTAGATCACTTACTCAAGATGGTGATATGAATCCAGGTAAAATTCCTATTCAAGAATTAAGTTCTAGTTCTGGTCAAGGTAAAATACAAAGTTTAATACAAACTTATCAGTATTACTTACAAATGATACGTGATGTCACAGGATTAAATGAAGCTAGAGATGGTAGTACACCAGATAAAAGTACTTTAGTAGGATTACAAAAATTAGCTGCTAACGCATCTAACGTTGCTACTAGACATATTAAACAAGCTAGTTTATACGTTACATTAAGAATAGCAGAGAATATAGCTTTAAAAATAGCAGATGCTTTAGAGTTTCCTTTAACAGCTGAGGCTTTAGTAAGTAGTATATCAAACTACAATGTAAACACTCTAACAGAGATAAGTAATTTAAACTTACATGATTTTGGTATATTCTTAGAACTAGAACCAGATGAAGAAGAGCAACAACAATTAGAGCAAAACATACAAGTTGCTTTACAAAGTGGCGGTATTGATTTAGAAGATGCTATAGATTTAAGACAAATAAAAAATCTTAAATTAGCTAATCAAATGCTTAAAATAAAACGTAAGTCTAAAGGTAAGCAAGAACAAGCAAACGCATTAGAACAATCACAAGCGCAAGCTGACGCTCAAGCAGGAGCTGCAGAAAAAATAGCAATGTCTGAGGTTCAAAAGCAAGAAGCTATATCAGGTTCTAAAGTTCAATTTGAACAAGCTAGTAATCAAATGGAAATACAACGCATGGAGTTAGCTGCTCAATTAGAACAGCGAAAAATGCAAATGCAATTTAGCTTTGATAAGCAGTTGAAAGAAATGGATATGAAAGCTACTGGTCAAAAAGAAAAAGAAATAGAAAATAGAAAAGACAAGCGTATAAAACTAGAAGGTACGCAGCAAAGTAAAATGATCGCTCAAAGAACAAACGATAGCGATCCTATAAATTTCGAACTTGAAGGGCAACAACCCGCAATGTAAGAATTGTTTAATTATTTAATTATATTATATTATGTCAGAATTAAAAACAAATCAACCTGTTAAACAGGAAGGAGACTTTAAAATGAAGTCCAAAAAACCTAAGCAATTAGGTAACAAAGAACAAGAGATCGTTAAGGTTAGTCTTAAAGAACCTTTGGTAGAATTACCAAATGATGTTATTAAGGTTACAATACCAAACGAACCAGCTAAAAAAGAAACAGATGCCATTCAAATCGGAGAAACAAAGAAAGTTCCTATGGATGAATCATCCGGAGATAGCGCAGAGATGGGAGAACCTGTACAAGAGTCCAACGAGACTACTGAAGGGTTTTCTCCAATCAAAGAAATAACAGACGAAGTAAAAGAAACTGCTAAAGAAGTTAAAGAAGCTATAAGAGATGAAAAAGTCTTAGGTAAACCATTACCAGAGAACATTGAAAAATTAGTTAACTTCATGGAAGAAACTGGTGGAACTATAGAAGATTACACTAGATTAAATGCAGATTATACTAATATAGATGATACTACTTTACTAAAAGAATACTACAGAAAAACTAAACCACATTTAGATTCTGAAGAAATAGATTTTATAATGGAAGACAACTTCCATTTTGATACAGATCTTGACGAAGAGCGTGACGTCAAAAAGAAAAAACTCGCTAAAAAAGAAGAGATTGCAAAAGCAAAAAACTTTTTAGAGGAAACGAAAACTAAATACTACGACGAGATCAAGTTGAGACCCGGCGTAACTCAGGACCAACAAAAAGCTACAGACTTTTTCAATCGCTACAATAAGCAGCAAGAATTAGCTGAGCAACAACATGATGTATTTCAAAAAAGTACTAAAGACTTATTTAACAATGATTTCGAAGGTTTCGATATTAACGTTGGAGAAAAAAGATTTAAGTATAATATTAAAGATTTAGATAAAGTTGCCGAAAACCAATCAAACATTAATAATCTAGTCGGGAAGTTCTTAGACAAAGAAGGTAATGTTACTGACACTAAAGGTTATCACAAAGCTATATATGCAGCTGACAATGTAGATAAGATTGCTTCTCATTTTTATGAGCAAGGAAAAGCAGACGCCGTTAAAGACGTTGTGAATAAGTCTAAAAACTTGTCACATGCAAAAGCTAGAACCCAACAAGGTGAAGTTTTTATAAACGGATTAAAGGTTAAAGCAATTTCTGGAGCAGACTCTACAAAACTGAAAATAAAAACAAGAAAATTTAACAATTAAAAATTAAACAATTATGAGTTTAAATCCACAATTTGGTTCTATTGTTCCAAGTCCGATTCAGACTCCATCTCCTTCTGCTTATTTAGCATTTAACGGTGGAGCAAATGACTTTGCACAACAATATTTACCAGAAATTTATGAACAAGAAGTAGAAAGATACGGAAACCGTACTCTATCTGGATTCTTAAGAATGGTTGGCGCTGAAATGCCAATGACAAGTGATCAAGTAATTTGGTCAGAACAAAACAGATTACACATATCTTACGATCAGTGTACTGTTGCCGCTGCTGGTGGAGCTAATGCTTCAGTAGTAACAATCGGTGGTGGTGCAACTGCTACTAATGTTATATCTGTAAATGATACTGTTGTACTTTTAGATCCTGCATCAGGAGCTGAAGCAAAAGGTATCGTTACTGCTAGAGTTGCAGGAGCTGGTGGTGTTGGAACTGTTACGGTTCAACCATTTGCTAACGCAGCATTTGTTACGCAAGGTATTACTATAGCTAGCGCAACAATCAAAATGTTTGTATACGGTTCTGATTATACTAAAGGAACAACTATTGGAGCAGGAGTAGGAAACTCTGCTGCTAGAATATCTGTTGATCCTTCTTTCACTCAATTTGCTAACTCACCAGTTATCATAAGAGATCAGTACGTTGTTACTGGATCTGATATGGCTCAAATCGGTTGGGTTGAAGTTGCTACTGAAGATGGTGCTTCTGGATTCCTATGGTATCTAAAAGCTGAATCTGAAACTAGATTACGTTTCGAAGATTACTTAGAAATGGCAATGGTTGAAGGTGAACTAAACTTAAACGCCGGTGGTGCTGCAGGTTCTTACGATACTGCTAACTTACCAGGTACACAAGGTTTATTTGCTGCTATTAGAGCAAGAGGAAATGTAGAAGTAGGATTTACTGCTTCAGCTGGACTTGATGACTTTGATTCAATACTTAAAAATCTAGATAC